CCACGCGGCGAGTGGATAGAGGCACGCGATCCCGAGGCGACGGTGAGGCAGTTGCGGGAACTTTACCAGTTGGCGATAAGACCGGAGCATTGCCGATGATTTACACGGGGGATTGTCTGGATGTGCTGCGGACGCTGCCCGCCGATTCCGTTGATGCCATTGTGACCGACCCGCCCTATGGCCTCGCCTTCATGGGCAAGCGGTGGGATTACGATGTACCGAGCGAGGCGATATGGCGCGAGTGTCTGCGGGTGTTGAAACCGGGCGGGCATCTACTCGCCTTTGCCGGTACGCGGACACAGCATCGGATGGCGGTACGGATTGAAGATGCGGGGTTTGAAATACGCGACATGATTGCTTGGGTATATGCGTCCGGGTTTCCGAAATCGCTGGATGTGAGCAAGGCGATTGACAAGGCGGCGGGCGCGGAGCGCGAGGTGATTGGGCCTGCTACCGTTGGCGGTAAGGGGCAAGGCAACGCATACGGAACAATCACACGGCCTCCCGCAACGGCTCCCGCAACGGCTCCCGCAACGGCTTGGCAAGGATGGGGTACCGCTCTCAAACCCGCGCTGGAGCCTATCACCGTCGCCCGCAAGCCGCTTATCGGCACGGTAGCCGAGAATGTCTTGGCGCATGGTACGGGGGCGATAAATGTGGATGGGTGCAGGGTGGGCTACGACCACGCCGAAGACGACACGCGCCGCAAGCCCGTAGTAAGTAAGGGCTGGTGTATTTCGTCACCAACAAGCGGCAGCATGGACAACTCCGCGCTACAAGGCCGCTGGCCCGCCAACCTGATACACGACGGCAGCGAGGAGGTGGTGGGACTTTTTCCGCAGACGACAAGCGGAAAGATGAAGCCAACGCATACGAATGCTGCTCGCTCTGTGTACGGGCAGAACGCGGCTGATGGCTACACGACGATGGAAACCTACGGCGACTCCGGCTCTGCCGCCCGCTTCTTCTACTGCGCGAAGGCGAGCGCGAAAGACCGCGATGAAGGCGTGGCAGGCGTGGCAGGCGTGGGCGCGTTACGCGATAACGGCAGGCAATCGCGCCCGAGGAAAAACACTCACCCCACCGTCAAACCCACCGACCTGATGCGCTACCTCTGCCGTCTCGTCACCCCACCGGGCGGCACCGTCCTTGATCCGTTCATGGGGTCAGGCTCAACGGGTAAAGCCGCGATGCTGGAAGGCTTCGACTTCATCGGCATTGAGCGCGACCCGGAATACGTTAAGATTGCTGAAGCGCGGATTGGTGCGGCTCGTAGGTTGCTTTGATACAATACGCGCATGGCAGAACCTAGCCGCATCGCCGCTGCATTAGAGTACCTCGGCAAACTGCGTCGGCAAATAGCCAACACGCAGGGCGTAGCCGTACCCGATGACTACGGGCAGCGGTTTGGCGCACCGGGCGAACCTGTCCCAAGTCTTAACCAAGTCGGCCAGTCAGTCAGGGGCGCAGCACAGCGCATGACGAGCCTCGACGCTCCCGCCTCGCAGGGTATAGGCGACACGGCGCTAGACATAGCCGCAGGCTTTACCCCGTTGCAGTACCCGCAGGCTGCGCGAGACTTTGAGCGATCCCGGCGCATGGGCGACAAACTCGGCATGGGGCTGGCTACCCTTGCGGCGGTGCCTGTTGTGGGCGGCGTGGCGAAGGCGGCTGGCAAGGCAAGAAAAGCAGATGTTGCCGCAGAGCGGGCAGAGGCGCTTCTTACTGCTCAACGCAATGCCGCAAAGCCAGTCAGCGAAGGCGGGCTAGGCTTGCGCCCCGATAACACCCCGATGGAACGGGCCGAGGCAATGGGGTTTGAGCCAGAATCCCCGCTTTACCACGGTTCATTGCATGAAATTGAGCGCGTAAATCTTGGCGTAGGCGACCCCGGCGCGTTTGTTGGGCGAGGGTTTTACACAACCCCATCGCCCGAAGATGCTTCGCTTAACTACGCATCGGTTTACGGCCCCGACACTTTTTCCAAAATTGAACGCGGCATTGAAGAATCTAGTAAGGATTTGCGGCGCGTTTTTAAGGGGCTGCAAAACAAAACGCTTACTCCGGCGCGAACAGAAGTATTGCTGCGCGAAACCGGGGCAGGGCAGCATTTGGGCGCGGTTTACCCGTTGCTTGTTCGTCGCGGTAAAGAAGTGAATTTGGCAGACCGGGGTCGCTCCGCTTTCGTAGAAGCGGGAGAAGTTTTTGACGAGGCATCCGAAGAATATATGCCTACGGTTAATGCCGACGCATGGAAAAATGCCTTTCAAGTGTTTCAGGATCACGGCGTAGACCCGTCAGATGAATTCATGGAACTTGTTTCTACGGGCGGGTCAATGGATGAAATATGGGAAGCCGCAAGTAAAGCCGCCAAGCGCGGAAACGCTTACGATCCCGAAACGGGGATGCCGCTTACAGAGGGCGGCTTTGCAAGCGAAGTGCTGAAAGAATTTGGAGCAAACACAATCACGCACCCAACCGAGTTTAAGAACAAGGCATTGAATATAGCGGGGCAGCACACGATTGCTCTGCAACCTACCGGGATTGTTCGCTCAAAATTTGCAGCGTTCGACCCCGCCAAATTGACTAGCCCCGATTTGCTTGCCGGAGTCGCGGGGCCAACGGTTTTGGCGGCTGCATTGCTTGAACAAAAGCGACGAGAAAAAGAAAAGCAAGACAAAGGTCTTTAATGCTCGCGTATTGTTTCAGGTATGCTCCAATAAGGTAAACCAATCAATCACATGGCAGCGCGTAAACACAGGGTAAAACTTTCGGACGAGTGGCGGGAGCGCATCAGGGTCGCAGGCATCCTACAGCGCCTTGAGAGGGCCGCTATGGGCGAGGACGATGTGACCCCTACCCAACTGAAGGCAGCGGAAATAGTCCTTCGTAAAACGCTCCCAGACCTTGCTAGGACGGAGGTCACCGGAAAGGACGGAGGAGCGCAGCAAATGACGATTCGATGGGGCAACCCCGTTGACTGAAATCGTCCTGCCGTACAACCCACGGCGGGCGTTTCTCCCTTTCCACGACCGCACGAAGCGGTGGGCCTGCCTCGTCGCGCATCGCAGAGCCGGTAAAACAGTCGCAGCGGTAAACGACATTATCCGCGCAGCCGTGATGTATACCGGGCCTAACGGCCTGTTCGGGTATGTCGCGCCTTACCAGAATCAGGCTCGGCGCATCGCGTGGGACTACTTCAAGTTTTACGCCGCCCCGCTGATCGCGGACGCTAACGAGCAGATGATGACCCTAACGCTGCTCAACGGCGCAAAGGTCGGGCTGTTCGGCGCAGACAACGCAGACGCCATGCGCGGTCTAGGCTTCAGCGGCATTTACCTAGACGAGTACGGCGACTTTCGGCCCTCGGTGTTCGGTAACGTCATACGCCCTGCGCTATCGGACAAACAGGGGTGGGCGGTCTTTGCGGGTACGCCGAAGGGCAAGAATCAGTTTTGGGACATTTACCAGACGGCGCAGCGGATACCGGATGAATGGTTCATGCTGCGGCTCCCGGCCTCGACAAGCGGCCTGCTGCCGGTATCGGAACTTAACGCAGCCCGGGCGCAGTTGAGCGAAGACCAATACCTGCAGGAATACGAATGCTCCTTTGAAGCCGCCATTCTCGGCGCGTTCTACGGTAAAGAAATGCGCGAGGCGCAAGATCAAGGACGCATCGGGCGCGTCAAGCACGACGAGCATTTGAAGGTCTATACCGCATGGGACTTGGGTTACAAGGACGATACCGCCATCTGGTTTTACCAAGTGCTGCGCGGTGAAGTGCGCGTCATCGACTTTTACTCGGTGAGCGGTGCGAGCATTGAGCAGATAGCGGATGCCGTAAAGGTAAAGCCCTACCGCTACGCCAAGCATTACCTTCCCCACGATGCCCGTGCAAAAACACTAGCGGCTGCGGGTAAAAGCATCATCGAACAACTGGCATCGCATCTAGGCTTTGCAAACCTTGCCGTAGTGCCTGAACTGTCCGTGCAGGACGGTATTCAAGCGGTGCGTCAGGTCTTGCCGCGCTGTTGGTTCAACGAGGACGGGTGCAGGGACGGCATCGAAGCGTTGCGCCAGTATCAGCGCGAGTACGACGAGGACAAGAAAGCGTTTAGGCAGACGCCGCGCCACGATTGGGCTTCGCATCCGGCAGACGCATTTCGTATGCTAGCATTGGCTTATCGAGAGGACGCGCCGACAACGGAGCGCCCTGCGGAACCTCGACCGCTGATGGTCGGGCCAACCAACACCGCTACGCTCAACGATATGTGGGCGACGGCGCAGACGAGTCGGAGAACACGGATATGAGTACGGCTGATCCCTACCGCTTCCAATACGAAACGGTCGCGGCCTCGCAGACTAACCAAGTCCTCGGCGGCACGGGTGCAATCGGTGACTACCTGCACCGCGTTATCGTTGTTGTGAACACCGCCGCCACTTCGACGGTTACGATTCTCGACAACGCTATTTCGGTCTTTACGATGCCCGCTAACACCCCGGTCGGCGTGTATAGCATCGAAGTCAACGCGCTGACGGCCTCGGGCGCGTGGCGTGTGACCACGGGCGCGGGCGTGACTGTCGCCGCTGTGGGCATCTTCTCGGCTTGATAACCCGCGAGGGGCAACATGGAACCTGAAACCAGCCCCGTGCAAAAGTGGCTCGGCGTCATCGCGTCGTATGACTCCGAGTTTGGCAAATGGGAAGCGCGGGCGAAGAAGATTCTGAAGCGTTACCGCGATGACACTCGCGGGCAGACGAACAACGAAACCGCCAAGTTCAACATCCTTTGGTCAAACGTCCAGACGCTTGTGCCTGCGGTGTTCGCCCGGTTGCCGAAGGCCGATGTGTCGCGGCGGTTTGGTGATAACGATCCGGTTGGGCGTGTAGCGGCTACGCTTGTCGAGCGGGCGCTAGACTTTGAGATTGAGCATTACCCCGATTTCCGCGCTGCCATGCGGTATGCGGTCGAGGACAGGTTCCTCCCCGGTCGCGGCATCGCATGGGTGCGGTACGAGCCGCACGTCACGCGCATCGGCGTGGGCGATGAAGGGCTGCAGGCGACCGAGGATGTGGAAGGCGCGGACTTGGAGCGCATCGAATACGAGTGCGCCCCTGCTGATTACGTCCATTGGAAGGATTTTGGACACTCTACGGCGCGGACGTGGGAGGAGGTGACCTGCGTATGGCGGTGGGTTTACATGACCCATGAAGCCCTCGTAGAGCGTTTCGGAGAGGACAAGGCAAAGGTCATCCCGCTGGACTCTGGCCCGGAGCCGCTTAACGCCTACAACGAGCGCAAGCGGGTAAACAACCGCGCCAAGATATGCGAACTGTGGGACAAGACCACCAAGCGTGTGTTCTGGTTCTGCAAGGGCTACCCGCAAATCATCGACGAGCGCGATGACCCGCTAGGGTTGGAAAACTTCTTCCCCTGCCCTCGCCCGCTGTACGCCACCACGACGAGCGACACGCTGGTTCCGGTGCCGGACTTCACGCTTTACCAAGACCAAGCCGCCGAGTTGGATATCCTGTCCGACCGCATCGACGGACTGGTAAAGGCGCTGCGCGTTCGCGGTGTGTATGACGCATCGCAACCGGCGCTGCAGCGATTGCTGACCGAGGGCGAGAACAATGCGCTTATCCCGGTCGACAAGTGGATGGCGTTTAGCGAGAAGGGCGGGTTGAAGGGGTCGGTTGACCTGCTGCCCATTGATCAGATTGCCGGTGCGCTGATTCAATGCTATTCGGCGCGTGAGCAAATCAAGGGTCAGATTTACGAGATTACGGGTATCTCGGACATTATCCGGGGTCAGACTGCGGCAAGTGAGACGGCGA